GTAGGTATAAAAATGAGCAATGAACTATTAGAAAAGGCCGTAGAATCTGGTACAACAGTATCAACAGGTTTCGGCTCAACAACTGGGGGAACAGGAATCCACCGTCAGTCAGAAAATGGCAACGGCGGACTACTTAACCCAGAACAATCTGCTCGCTTCTTAGACTATATGTTCGACGCAACCGTAATCGGTAAGGTCGCACGTACAGTTCGTATGAAGTCAGACACAGCAGAAATTGATCGCATGTCAGTAGGCGAAAAGCTTATGAAGCTTGCAACAGAGGCAGACAACACTGGTGTTAACGCAGCAGTAACTTTCTCAAAAATCTCTTTGACAACAAAGAAGCTACGCATGGACTGGGAGCTTTCAACAGAGTCTCTAGAAGACAACATTGAAGGTGCAGACCTCGAAGATCACATTGCCCGCTTGATGGCAACACAAGCAGGAAATGACATTGAAGATGTTCTACTTAACGGTGACACATCTCTAACAGGAGACGCTCTTTACAAGTCATTCAATGGCGTTGTAAAGAAGGCAAAGACATCAGGTCGCGTCGTAGACGCAGCTGGAGCCGCAGTATCTCGTGAAGTATTCAACAAGGCACTTAAGGCTATGCCACGTAAGTACAAGCAGCGTCGCGGAGACCTTCGCTTCCTTGCTGGATCAAACTTGATTCAGGACTTCCTATATGCTAACAGCATTGGAACAAATCAGACAATTCCACAGGATATCGCTTCAAGCGTAATCCGTGGAGGAGTTGCACCACTAGGTGGACCTGCAGGATATGTGGCACCATTCGCATTTGGTATTCCAATTGTTGAAGTTCCACTACTTCCAGAGACACAGACTGGTGATTATTCAGCAGCAACTGGATCACACGGAGACGTCCACTTGACATTCCCAAATAACGTAGTTATTGGTATCAAGCGTGATGTAACTGTTTACCGTTTCTTCTGGCCACGTAAGGACTCAATCGAGTACACAATGTATACTCGCGTTGGCGTCCAGATCGAACAAGCTGATGCTTGGGTAGTCGTAAAGAACGTTAAGGTTGCTTCTTAATTAGAATTAACCCAAGAAAGGCCCCCAATTAATTTTGGGGGCTTTTCATTTTAATTTAACAATGCTATAATTGAAGAACCTAACAAAGGAGAAAATATGTCATTTGAGACATTAAAAGTTGCAGAACTCAGAAAGATTGCAGAAGACTTTGCAGTTGATACTGATGGAATTAAAAACAAGGCAGATATTATTGCCACTCTTGCCGAAGAGGGCGTAACCTGGTCTGTATACCAAAAGACAATTAAAGATGTTAAAGAAGCAGCTGAAGAGTTTGCTGATACAGAAGAGATCCTTCCTAGATTTGATCCAAAGTCAGACAACCCAGAAGACACAGTCCTGGTAAGAATGACAAGAGAAAATCACAGATACGATATAGTCGGATTTACATTTACAAAAGAGCACCCTTTTATCGCAATGACAGAAGAAGATGCTCAGAAAATTTTTGACAAGGAGGAAGGTTTCCGCATAGCAACCCCTAAAGAAGTACAGGAGTACTACGCTTAACCTTTATTAAATGGAGATATTAGTAGGTACAAACTCGCCAGTAAAGCACAAGGTTTATTGGAAAGGATCCCCAAGGGATGCCGATGCTCTTCCTGTTGTTAGAGTTTATGACATAACAGAAGACCCAGCAATAACTCCTGCTATTAATCCAGGCACACTTATTACAACACTGACTCCAACAAAAATGGAAACAGACATTGGTGTTTACGAAGTGTATCCTCCACACTCATTAACAAATAGAAATAAACAGCTTAATCTTGTATGGCAATATACAGTTGAAGGAACTACGATTACAAAAGAGCATAAGCTTTTTGTAGTTACTCCGTATGTTGATATCACGCAGGCTGGAGATGTTTTAAGACTAGGCTCTGACCCATCTGATCCAAACTACAAGTCTTATTTTGAAATTGCTGAAGCTGAAAGATATGCCAGAAAGATAATTGAAAATTATACAGGGCAGGTCTTTACACTTTACGATGATCTTCATACTGTGTACGGAGCGGGAGCAGATGTTCTACCGTTGCCATTTAAGCTAGCGGATCTACATGAATTGTACGAGAATGACATACTGCTTCTAGATAACATTAACAATGTGAATAACTGGAACTATGACACTATCATATCTGAAAGCGGATTTGGAATAAGGGTTAACAAGGCCACTATGCTAGATAACACTGTTTATGTAGCAAACGGAATGGTTCCCCCATCAATTAATTACTCTACAGGCGGAGCATTTGGAAAAGACTCAGTATATAAAGTTGCAGGGAGATATGGATGGGAACGTGTTCCCGATGAAGTTGAGCTTGCAGCAATTGAACTTATGAAAGATTACTTCTCAAAGGATAAAGTTTGGAGAGACAAGTACATAAAGAATATATCAACATTTGACTGGAAGTTTGAATACAATGCCGAGACATATAGAGGCACAGGAAATGTTTATGTTGACCAAATTCTATTGCCATATATAATTAATCAAATGGTAGTAGTCTAATGTTTAATATTATAGATTCAGTTTTAACTATGAGCATGGATGTATACAAACAAGTTGATTACCAAGACCCCAACACGGGTGCCCTAAAAAAAGAATGGCAGTATGACAGAACAATGCCCTGCCATGCAAAAGGCTCTATATCTAATACCTCATCCACCACAACAGGAGGCAATCAATCCTTTGGAAGCAAATATGTAAACAGTGAAATCTTACAATTAAGAACAACCAGTAGAATTACATTGCGTGAAAAGATTACAAACATATCTGATTCATCAGGTAATACAATATGGGTAGAGGCTAATTTTCCAACAGACACTGCAACCGTTTTTGAAGTAATGGGATCAACACCGATGACTGATCCATTTGGCACAGTCATAGGATACAACACATCTGTAAAGAGGTCGGAGAACCAAACAATTGGATACTAGCGCCGTATTAGTTAAAGCAGCCAGCGGTTTGCAAAAAACTATGGGCGGCACGAAGGGTGCAGTTTTACAGGATAGTACAGTAGCTCAAATATCAGCAGCCATATACTATCAGGCATCAGTTATTTCAAAAGTTACTACCAATAAACAATTTCAATCAAAATTTCAAAGTATCTTGTTTAATCAAATAAAAAAAGACTTTGGAAATTATATAGACTCTCAATCTAGAACAAATCCTAAAACATTACACCATGTTTATGAATGGAAAAAAGTTGGCACACCTTCAGCAAGATTATTTGATTTAAAGGTAGCAGGAACAGATGGTCTTTCTTTTAAAATCTCTTCTGAATTTAAACCTTCTAAATCAATGGTCCCAACAAATTTTGGCAAGGCAAGACACGTATTTACAAACAAGGCTTCCGTTATGGAAGCGGGAATGCCACTGGCCATAAAGCCTAAGAATGCAGAAAGGCTTGTATTTGAAATGGACGGCGTTGTTATTAGAATGCCTAAAGGTATGCCCGTAACAGTTAAAAAACCAGGAGGCGGAAAAGCCACTGGTAGGTACAAGATAGCCTATGCTCAATTTTTTACTGGCAACCTAGTAAACCTATCAATTAAGAATTCAAAATTTCAACAAATATTTAATTCATCTATTACCAAAGCAATGAAATTGCCAGTTGATATTAAAAAAGTTAAATATTCTTTTTCGCCAAACACAGTAAACATGCAGGCTGGCGCAGCACTGTCAGCAGCCTTTGGAGGTTCAGATGCCAACGGATTATAATTATGATGTCATGCTTGATCTACGCAAGCACCTATGGAGTCAATTAAAGTCTAATAGTTTATTTCAGGCTTCAGATTATTACAGCGATAATTTAGGAGAAGAATTAATTCCAATTATCCCAGTACAGCAACAGGCAGAAATGAATCAATTCTTGAGCGGGAAGAAGCATATAGTTTACGATAAGATAGGAATGTCTTATGAGGACAACTGGGTAATATGCTGTGAGCAAATTCTATTTACAATATATTCAACAGACATATCTGAGATTAATCAAATAAGAAATTTAATGACGGATCTGTATAGAAGAATGGACGAGTCAGCAAGGGATACAAACCTATATACGGGCATATCTCAGAAGTTTAAGTTCTACAGTATATTTGTTGCAGACATATCCCCTACATCCCCCTCAGAGGAGCTAGCAGGGTTCCTATCAACCGATGTAGTACTTGAGGTAAAATACGCAAGGCACGTGGGCACAGACGGCAGATTTCTCTAGTTTGCCTTTTAGGGCATTATACACTAAAATTAGATTTAGAGGAAAGGCCTAGCCAGCCAAGATTTCAAACAGTTTAACAATATATATATATTTTTAAAACAGGAGGTAAGACACAATGGCATTTAACTCAGCCAAAAATATTCTTGTGGGAGCTTCACCGCTTTACATCTCGAATTCAGATTCAACTGTATCAGGTTACGTAGAAAATACAGAGCCAGGAGTTGCAAGAGCAGGCACATCAGCAAAAGATGGCGTCCCAGTATTCTCAGCTTCAGGTTCATATCGTACTACTCTTGATGCAGCACAAGCAACAGCAAACAACGCTTACCGTAACGTAGGGTTTACAAACAATGGTCTTCAGATCACTTACAACCCAACTTACGATTCAGTAACTGTTGACCAGTTGCTTGATACAGCAAAGCTTTTCAAGTCTGCGATGGAAGTTATGATCGCAACAGAAATGGCAGAAGGAACACTAGAGAACGTTCTAGTTGTTTTCGGACAGGGACAATCAACTCTTACAAATTCAGGATCAACTCTTGGACTTGAGGCAGGAGCTCTTGGTATTGCACCAACAGAGCGCCAGCTAGTTGCAATTGGACAGGCTCCAACAACTACTTCAGCTAACTCAGAGCGTATTTACTATGCACGTCGCGTATTGTCTGTACAACAGTCACAATTCTCACTTGCACGTAATACTGCTACATCATTCCCAGTAACATTTCGTTTGCTTCCAGACGCAGGTTACACAGGTTCAGAATACGGAAAGATTATTGACCGTACTTGGACACCAGCCTAATTAATTTTAGCTAGATAAAGCCCCCAGAAATGGGGGCTTTATTGTTGTGCTTGTAAATGCTTTATGTTATAATAATTAAGACGATCCTAGGAGGATTAAATTGGCAAATACAGTATATAGTGTAGAAGAAATTACACTGCAAGATGGCTCAACAGTTAAGCTAAAGCCACTAAGCATTAAAGAGCTTAGAGAATTTATGGCAGCACTACAGGGTGCGGCAGATTCAACATCAGAAACAGAAACGCTAAATGTATTAATTGATGCAGTAGCAGTTGCGCTGAAAAAGCAACTTCCAGCCCTAGTAGCAGATAGAGACGCACTAGAAGACGCACTTGATGTTCCCACAATAAATCGCATCCTTGAAGTATGCGGTGGGATTAAGATGGATGACCCAAACCTACTAGCGGCAGCGGTTCTGGCTGGTCAGAACTAGATTTAGCCGCTTTAGAGGGTGAAGTATTTCTTTTGGGAAACTGGAAGAATTATGAAGAACTAGAAGAAAGTCTTTCAATGCCAGAGCTAATCCAAACATTGAAATCCTTTAAGAAGCAAAAGTCGGAAGACAGAAAATTTGCAGCAGGACTTAAAGGTATAGAAATAAATATTGATGAAGACGAAGAAGAAGTTCAAGAAGGAAAAACCTTTGAAGATATTCAAAGAAAAGCGTTAGGTATTAATGCATCAGGTGATGATATACTTTCATTACAAGGTTCGTTAGCAGCAAATGCAGGATTTGGAATCGGAGCTGGTTTAGGTTATTCAAAGGAGTAATGTATAGATAAATGGCTGATGAAAATATTGTAACTAATATAGTTGCCAATGCTGATTTCTCAGGTCTTATTGCAGATGTCAATAAGGTTACAGCCTCACTATCTAAACTACAAGCTCAGTTAATTGCTTCAGACGCAAAGCTTGCAAATCAAGTTGCGGTAATGAACAGGTCTTTCTCAGAAAATTTGAGAAGAACTGGGCAGTTTTCTACACACTTTGTTACACTAACTTCAGATACTGAAAAGTTTGGTAAGAGTCTTGATGGTGGAAAACTTAAGCTAAAAGACTACTTTAGAACTTTTCAAGAGCACACAAAAACTTCAGGTGGAATTGTTAGAGATCTTGCTAAACAGCAAGTAGCACTACAAAATGCCATCATCCAACCCCTGGGTAAAAACGCTCAGGGGCTTATGCAGTTCAACGTACAGGTACCACAAGGCCTAGATAATATAAAAAACAAAACGGCTATAGCAAGACAAGAACTTCAGATATTAAATAAGGTTGTTCAAGATGGCGGAGTCCAGCTTATTAACTGGGGTAAGAATACTCAGTGGGCAGGACGCCAGCTAACAGTCGGACTAACAGTACCGCTAGCAGCATTTGGTAAAGCAGCAGCAGATGCATTTAGAATGGCCGATGCAGAACTTACAAGATTAACAAAGGTTTATGGCGGAGTAGCAGCAACATCATCAGCTGAGCTTTCTAAGATAAGAGCAGAAGTTTCTGCAACAGCAGCAGAGATATCAAAAGGCTACGGAATTTCTTTTAAGGATACAATTGCTCTTGCTGCAGACATAGCAGCAACAGGAAAAACTGGTAATGAATTGCTTTCTTCCGTAAAAGAAACAAGCAGACTTGCAGTACTTGGTGAAGTAGATAGACAGGATGCCATGAAGGCAACCCTTGCAATTCAAACAACTTTTAAACAAAATACAGAACAGCTTTCAGAATCAATTAACTTTTTAAACTCCGTTGAAAACCAAACATCAACAAGCCTTGCAGATTTAGTTGAAGCAATTCCAAAGGCTGGACCAGTTATGATGGGCCTAGGCGGAAACGTTAAAGATCTTGCGTTATATTTAACTGCAATGAAAGAAGGAGGAATCAATGCATCAGAAGGAGCAAACGCCTTAAAGTCTGCTCTTGCGTCTTTGATTAACCCAACTAAGGTTGCTACAGAAAAATTTAAAGGAATGGGAATTGATTTAGGCGGTATAGTTACACAAAATGCTGGAAATCTAACAGGAACAATAACTGCTTTACAGGAAGCTTTAGATAGTCTTGATCCGTTGCAAAAGCAACAGGCAATTGAACAGCTATTTGGAAAGTTTCAATTTGCAAGAATGAATGCTTTGTTTTCAAACCTTGGAAAGCAAGGAAGCCAAACGCTACAGGTAATGGATCTAATGAAGGCAAGCTCACAAGATCTTGCAAATGTAGCCAGCCGAGAATTAAGCATGGTAACAGAGTCAGCTTCAGGAAAGTATAATCGAGCAATACAAGGATTAAAGGCAGACCTAGCGGGCATAGGAGAAGAATTCCTTAAGGTACAAACATTCTTTATTAATGTTGTTGATGGAATTATTAATTTTACAACTAACTTACCAGGACCTATCAAGCAAATTTTAACATTCGCTGGAGGGCTGACTGCAGTAATTGGACCAGTCATTATGTTAACTGGTGTGCTTGCCAACTTCTTTGGCTACGTTATAAAAGGAGTTTCTCACTTTAAAGCTTTGTTTAAAGGTGGAGAAGGCTGGAAGATGCTTACTCCAGAAATTCTTGCTGCACAAAAAGCAGGAAGTCTTGTTGAGAAAACATTCTACAGTGATGCACAAGCAGCAACAGTATTAAAAACAGCAATTGAAGGACTAGTAGCAGAGTTTACTGTATTGCAATCTAAGGCACAATCAGGAGCTATATCAGTTGCTCCAGCATTAAATAATTTTGTAAACGGTGTTACTGGAAGAGTAGTTAATCCAAACCACCCAATGCTAAGCCCGACAGATACAAGATCAATGTCTCACATGAACCCAGTCGGCGGAATGACAGCAGATCAAAAGACTGGACAATCAATATTTGGAGTTGTACCTGGAGCACCAAGAGTTAATCAGACAATAGGTAACAACCCACAGATTTATGCAAATTCAGATTTGCCAGATGTTCCAGGACTTACAAGAATTGGCAAGGCCTCAACTGGAGTAGTTGCAACAGAAGCTGCTAAATGGCATTCAATGACAGGCGCACTTGCAATGCAATCAGAAGCAGAAATAAAAGCATTAAAGATGGAAGTAGGTAGAACGGGATTAATTACACACGAACTTTCTGCTTCATATCAAGCACTACTTCCAGAAATGACAAGACTTACACAGCAAGCAGCAGCAGAATCAGCAGCAATTGTTGCCGAGTTGCAAGCAAGCAAAATAACAATAGATCAAGCTAGAGCAAAAATTATTTCATTAAATGCACAAATTGAAGCATCAATGGGAATAGCTGCTACAAATATTGCAGGACAACAAGGTAGATCTATTGCCTTAAACTCAGTGCCACTATTAAATCAACCAGTGGTAGACAGGTCTGGCAAGTCAAACATGAAAGAGCTTGCTCGCCCAGGAAGAACAAGGGGCCTACTTAATAAAATTGCAGGCGGACTAGGGGTTAAAACATTTGGCGCACCATATAGTATTGAAACAACAATGCCAAAGAAATTTTCAGAAGGCACAGTAGGATACCGTGGAGGATACGCAAGCCCAATGGCCAAGTTGGCAGCAGCAGCGATGTTAGCAAAATTTGCACAAAGATCAAAGTTAATAGGCGGATTAAAAACAACAAAAAGAAGATCTGCAAGGGCGGGTGCACAAGAGGGTGCAGGGATAAGTTACGGAACATTGTCTAAAAGAAAATCAAAGGTCTATGATGATCCAGAAATGCAAGCATATGGAATTACTCCAACAAAAAAGGGTGTAGGCCAAGATGATGAATATATAGTTCATGGCTACGGCCCAGGAATTGAAAAAGCAACCAGGGGCCTAGACAGACAAGGCTCAAGTCCAGTTTTAAGAAAAGATCAATATGATGAGTATGGAATACAAATGTCAGCGTCCACCAGAAAGCATGACGCTCTTCAAGTTGTTCCAACTACATTTATCAAAAACAGAAAAGGTTTTAACGAAGGACTAAGAGACGGAACAGCAACTGCAGCAGATTTTAGACAAGTTACAGGATCTGACATGATGAGCTTGTTGCTATTTTTAAAAGATCAAAAAGTTAAACCAGCAGTAGCAAAGCAGATTGCAGAACGTGCAGCTATAGTATTAAATGAGCAAGTTCGTAATCACAGAGGCCCAATGAACGAAGCCTCCTTTGGGAAAATGTTAAATCGTGCTTCAGTACGTGCAATAGATAGCTCATACAAGCCCTCTATGGTTCGTGTTACAAATAGCTTAGGGTCTGATGCTTTTGCAAGAAATCAAGGTCTTGTTCAAAGACCATTTAAAGATGGTGTTATAAAGCTCGACGGGTACGGTGGCGGAGATAGTGTTCCAGCTCTGCTAGAGCCAGGGGAGTCTGTTGTTACAAAATCTGGAACAAGAAAAAATGAAGGTGCACTGCACTTAATGAACGCGGGCTATAGCGTTGACGACATGATGGGATTTGAACAAGGGGTTGTCGGCTTCAGGGCGGGAATGAAATCTCAAACTCAAAAAGGTTATCTTGGAAAAGGAATGATGAGTAGGCCAGAGGGCGGCGGCATGGGCATGGGAGCCCAAATGGGTATTATGATGGGCGGAAGCATGTTAGGCCAGCAAGTTGGTGGAACAGCGGGAACAGGAATAATGGCGGCAGCAAACATTCTGCCATGGCTACCATTTCAAAAAATATTACCACTACTTAAAGCTGCAAATTCAGGCGCAGGTGCATTTAAAACTGCACTGACACTAGCTGGAAAAGCAGCAGGACTTTTAACAAGATTGATGCCAGGTGCTGCAGTAATCGGCACATTATATCTTCTATACAAGGGATATCAAAAATGGCAAAAGGGAATTGAGGATACACGCAGAGAGCATATTATGCTTAATGGCATTACTGAAAAGGGTGCTAAAGAGGCGGGTATTTCATATAAGAATATTGGCAACTCAATAAAGGATGTTAGAGAACAATTAAAGCTTCAAAAAGAAGCTGGAATGTCTGCATATGAATCCATGACACCTTCAGGTGTTGGTGGTTTAACATTAACTATTGCACAACTAAAAGAATTAAAAAAGACTGCAAAAGAAACAATGCCAGAACTTCTAGGAACATTTAATAGTATCGATTCGTCAAGCGTCAATGATCTTGCTGCAAACTTAAAGGCTCAATTTGTTGCTGCTGGAATGAGTGCTCAAGATGCAACAAATAAAATTTATGCAATTATTGAGGCTTCAAATAAAGCTGGCCAAGGCCTGGGCGCTATAACATCATCTGGATTTACTGCAATAACAGATAAGGGATCAGCCGCCACAGCAATAGTAAAAACACTATTAGAAAGTCTTAAAGAAATTGATACCGTTGATTCAAAAGCTTTTGCTTCTAATATTGACACAGTAATATCTAGCTTAGACTCTGCAACGGCAGCCCTAGTTGGAACAAAAGATGCTCAAGGTAAAACAATTAATGCGTCTCAAGCAATGACAATCCAATATGAAAAGCTTGTAAAGCTAGGAGCAACAACCACCCAGCTTGGAGAAAAAGCTCTTGAGAATCTAAAAAAAGAAAGACCAGAGCTTGCTGCTATATTAAAAAGCACAGATACAGTTGCTGGAATGTATGCCAAGTGGAGAGTGTTATTGGCTGGCGTTAATATTGATTTAAAAAGTATTACATCAGAACAGGCAATGGGAATTGCAGCTTATGAACAAGCATTAGCTTTAGCTGCAGATTCATCTAAAGCAAATACCAACACCACTGGATCTCTTGCAACTGCTAATGCTGCTACAAATAAGTTAACAACTGATATTAAAAAGGGTGAGGCTGCAGTAAAGAAATATTCAAACACAGAAGCTGGATTATCTAAGGCAAGAATTAAGGCTATTCAGGATGAAATTAAAGCAATTCGTGATCGTGCAGATGAAAAGAAAAAAGCTCTTCGTGCTAATGTAGAAAGCGAAAATACTGAGCTTGAGCTACAGAAGTTAAAGCTAGAGGCTCAGTCAGCCCTAGCCCGTGGAGATAGAGATGCATATGAATCTGCCAATATTGCAATTGCTCAACTAACAAAAGAAACCCAACTCAAAAAAGCTGAGGATAAAATTGATGCAAATGCTAAGAAAGAAGAAGCTATACAGCAAGCTATTCTTGATAAAGATCAAGCAGAAAAGGATAGAATTGCTGCACTTATAAATGCAACAGGAAATAGTGCTCAGTCAAAAACAGAGCAGCTTGCACAAATAAATGGCATAAAGGATTTGCTAGCACAATTAGCAATAGATAAAATTGAAAACAATGCCCTAAAGGATCCAACTAAAAAAGCAGATGGCGAAAAGGTTTTAGCGGGAAAGTTTCAAACTATTCTTGAGACATTAGAGAAGTCTTCTAATGCTGTTCAAAAAGCATTTCCAGAGTATGTTAATTCAAAAACAAATAAAGCAATACCAACAAGCACAAAAATTTACGGTCTTCCAGGCGGGCCTGGGACTAGTATGTCAACTGGTGCTGGAGGAGCATTTGATAAGCTTGTTTCTGAAATAGCAGTCGGGGCAAAAGCAAACTTTGAAAAACTTGGAAAAGATATTACTGGCGGAGCAAATCTTAAAATGGTTGTTGAAGCAATGGGTGGAAAGATTGATAAGAGCCTTAAGCTAAAAACAGAAGATGTAACTGCTCTAATAAAAGCCAATCAAAGTGCCTACAGTGGAGATTTAAAGAACATGCTGAAGGAAGATGGAAGCCTTAAGGAATCAGTAAGAAATTCCATTATTGTTGAAAAGAAACTAAATCGTGGAGATAAGTTTACCTACAATGATAAGGTATACAACGTATCAGACGGATGGAATTCAAACGTCGGGCCTAGAGCAGTTTTAGGAAAAGCATTGGGAGGTCCAGTAGTTGCTGGACAAACATACCGAATAAATGATAGAATTAATGCATTGGGTGCACAGCAAGAAGGCTTTATGCCATTTACACCAAAGGTAAGCGGAGTTGTTTATCCAAATGCGGATACAATGCCTAAATACAATATTGCAAGCGGTGATGTAACAGGAATGCGTGGCGGAGTTAATAGCTCTTATAATAATAATTCATACGCAATTAACATTGCGCTTAATGGAACTAACGTAACTGCAGATGATGTAATGAGAAGATTTAAAACAGAGATGGCCTTAGTTCATGCAAAAGAAGGAAGATCCAGATCAGTGGGGGGACAAGTTTAATGGCACTAACATTACCAAGAGGATCAATTTTTAGCATTGAAGCTAAGGATCTTTTAGCAACCCCCGCAGGAACTGTTGATAAATGGAACAAGGTTACAGGGCATAATAGAAGCGCTTTTGATATTAATGTTGAAAGAATTGAAAAAGTAATTAGAACTTCAAATGGCACCTTAAGAAAGAATTTTATTAAAGACAAGCGTAAGTTTTCAACATCATGGGAAATGCTTCCATCGTATAGAACTCTAACCGTGGACGGTGCATGGGGAGCAGAAGACTTAAGATCATTCTACCTAGGAGAACAGGGACAAGGTAGTTTTAAAATTAGATTAAACATAGCAAAAAATGGAGTCTCTCAAGAGTCTGCTGGATACGAAGAGTATGCAGTTGTTATTACAGACTGCAGCTTTGCAATTGCCAAAAGAGGCTTACAGCCTCATTGGAACGTATCCCTGAGCATGGATGAAGTCTAATGCCAGTATATGCAAGCCCCGCAGCAAAAACAAAGCTTGAGCAAAGCACAAACTTAAACTTAAATGTAGGATGTACCATTGAGTACAACATGAATAGACTTGTAGATAACATTGTTGTCACTGGCGCAGATATTGTTAAGCCAGATGGAAGCAAGCCTTTTAAAAAGCTATTTCCCGTAGATTCAATCATCAAGGCTAACCGACCAATTGGGGCGGGAGTTAAATATGGAATCACAGGAGATGTTGGGTCGGGAACATATAGAGACCCAAGATCTAGTACATATCCATTATACTATAGAACATACTACCCAGGCGCAGATACATATTACAAATACTGGCTAAGCGCACTGGGCACAGGAACAGATTTAACTATTACTTATGCAGGTAAGACAGTTCTAACCAATAAAGTTGTTGCACGATTTGAAATATCTCATTCAACCCCAGGAACCTGGAACATATTTTTAAATGGATCTTCTGTTGCAAGCGGAACAAGTGCACAAATAAAAGCACTTGGTGCTAGCACATATGATGCTGGAACTTTAACTATTTATTATAATGGAACAGCATGGGTAACCACAGAGCCAGCAGTGCTAGGTGCCCCAGTAAGCATAACCTCATTAAAGTTGACTACAGGAGGAGTTTCAGGAAAATACATTGGTGTTATTGAGCTTTGTGCAAAATGGGTAGTTGATATATCAGATGCTATTACAGATATGTCTATCTCAAAAGAATCTTCTACCAGTTCAGAAGACATTCTTCCAATCGGAAAGGTTTCAGCAAACTCCTTATCTTTGGGTCTTGTATCATATGAGACTACACGCAAAATAATTTCCTTTGATAAAACATTTACACTTGATGCCTCTAAGGTTTATCTATATAAGCAGGTTGAGGTAAACCCATACTATAAACTATACAATGCCGACCAGACTTATGAAAAGATTAATCAAGGCGTATTCTATTTAGATAACTGGTCGTCTTCAGAGTACGGAGACATATCTTTAACTGCTCTTGATGGAGCAAAGATTTTGCAAGAAGTAATTGCCCCAAGTATTATTTGCGAAGGGTATTCAACTACTGCAATATTAAGAAGACTACTTGATACAGTAGGATTTGTAAACTATAAATTTAATATGTCTGCAACAGACACTTCAATATTTACACCAAAGTTTTGGTGGACAGATGATAGCAAGCCAGTATGGAGTGCAATACAAGAGCTTTGCAGAGATTCTCAAATGACAGCTATATTTGATGAGAACAACGTGCTTCAATTTTACACAAGAGATTATATGTTTTCTTCAGCAAAAGACGTAGACTGGGCATTTATATATAACGCAAATGGATCTAATCTGCCAAACATAATTTCTTTTTCTAAGAATGAACTAGCAAGTGCAAATCAAGTTAAGGTGCTATGGAATAGCGTAACTACTTCAGAGTTTACTGGCAATTCCCAGCCACTATGGAAATCTGGCAATACTTCAATGGGTGCTCTTTCACTTGATCAGGACCTGCCAGTATCTGTAGGAGAAGGCGGATACCTAAATCTTTCTCCAATCACAGTCAACAGCTATGAAAGCAAAAGAGTTCTATACGAGTATAACGGATACCTTGTAATTGATTCAGAAATTATTGAGTATGATGCAATTCAATATGAGTATACTTCGGGAGTAAATAAGACACAGGTTTGGATAACAACAGAGTCAGATGTATTAAAATATCTAGGGCTTTCAAATGTTGGTTCTGCAAACTACCAACCAACAGGGAAATATAGGATTAAAACAAGAGGTGCATTTAATACAACACCTGCAGATCATTTTGCTGCGGCATCAACTATACTAAATTCATGGAGCGGATATGAAGTTAGGTGGTCAATGTAATGGTACAGCTATTTAATTTAGTAGACGGAGGTGGCGGAATTGGTACCGCTTCAGTCCCAGCAGACTACACAATTCCTTGGATAAGTATAGAGACCACATCGTTGACATCAATAAAAATTATTATTAAACATCCAACTGCAACTCCAGGAAGCTTTGGTGGATCGGGGACAACTATGACTTTTACTGACCCAGATTTTGTTTTCCCAACATTAGCAGATACAGTTGCTGTATCTGCAGACAGAACCACTATAACAAAAAGCGGGTTAGTTCCAGGAACTAGATATAACATTAGAGTAAGAGCACATAGTGCAGCAGCACAGTCTGGGGTATATGGTCCGTATATTACAGATACATTTACTATGCCAGCATACAATCCAATTACGGGAGTTGTTTCTACTGCAACAAAAGTTTTAATACCCCCAGGATCAACTGGGACAGACGCTTCTGG